CCAGACGATCTTATACAGAACGCTAAGATTATGGCTCTGGAAGAACGCAACGTAGAGATACACGAGTTACGCAGGCAGCTAAATAAGATAGAAGTAGAAATTGGTAAACTGAATGCACAGATAACTGTGGATCATCAGAGTGGTAAGGAATAATCATGTCAGACCTAGAGCAAGCATTAAGTCGGTTAGAAGCTCATGAGCGTGAGTGTAGTATTCGTTATGAAATGATTCAGATGCAGTTGGACGCACACAATCAACGCTTTGATAAGCTTGAGAAGATGATGACAGGCGGCTTTGCTTCTATTGCTGTTATCGTTACTATGGCTATTGCTATCTTGGAGTTTGCTAGATGATACAAGCTTTGATCGGCCCTATTGTTAACCTTGTTGGTGGACATCTGCAACGTAAAGCAGAAGAGAAGAAGGCTGTTCATGAGCGTAAGCTAGAGGTTATCAAGCAAGACAGTAACTGGGAAAACATCCAAGCAGGTAACGCAGGGGCATCGTGGAAGGACGAGTGGTTTACATTGTTGTTTTCTATACCTTGTATTCTTGCGTTTTACGAACCAGCAGTGCCTGTAGTTATGCAGGGCTTTGTTGTTCTTGAGGGTATGCCTGAGTGGTACAAAGCATTCTTAGGTGCAGCAGTAGCAGCGTCGTTTGGCCTACGTGGTCTGGCTAACTGGAAGAAATAATCATGGCTAAGACTCCATTGTTTACAAAACAACCTGTTAAACAAAATCCTATTGAGATTCCTCCTGAAGATGTTATTGGTCCTACTATTCCCGGAGATATTGCTGAAAGCGATACTGAATTAACAGTTAACGGTAGAACTGTTCCCGAAGTATGGGACATGCTTATGGCTGTTATGGCAGGCACTCAAGGATTGCCAGAAGATGTTCCTCCTGAAGTTATTGATGCTCTTGCAGGAGATTATCCTGATGGAACGCCTGAAGAAATTTTAATTGTAGCTCAAGAAATAGCAGAAGCTGGCGGCTATGATGAGTGGCTAGCACAACAACCACCAGAACAAGTAGGAATCAACTTAGAAGACTTCCAAACACAGTTCCCTGATCTTGATCCTAATGCTTATGAAGATGGTATGTATACTGATCCTACTACAGGTACAGTGTATGTTATCAATATCCCACCAGATTTAACAGAGCCTGAAGAAGAAGAAGACGAAACAGATATAACAGAAGACGATACTACTGATGCTATAGATGACGGCGCAGATGACTTGCCTTCTGACACGACTGAAGGTGATCCTGTAAGACAAGCACCTATAGATCCTGAGCGTCCTTGGGAGTATATAGGTAACGGTAGGTTTAGAAATGTTACTACTGGAGAAATCATTACGGATCCAAACTATGATCCAAATAATGATTTGTATGAAGTAGGCGGAGTTTACAGTAGAGGTGATGAGGAGTCTTTAGAGCCAGAGCCTGAACCCGAACCTGAACCAGTAGATCCCATTGTTGGACCTCCGGGACAGGACGGTGTAGACGGTGTTGACGGACAAGATGGCGTCGATGGTGTTGATGGCGTCGATGGTGTTGACGGAGAAGATGGTCAAGACGGTCCACCCGGACAGGACGGTATAGACGGTGTTGATGGTGTTGATGGTACTGATGGTGCTGATGGTCAAGACGGCGCAGACGGTGCAGACGGTGCAGATGGCGCTCAAGGAGAACAAGGACGTGCTGGTAAAGATGCTAGTATGTTTAAACCCTTCATGACTTCAATAGGTTACACACCCGTACAGTTACAACAACTTATTGCACCGCCTAAAAAAGACTACGTTAGAGAACTTGATGGGTTAATTGGTCGCAGTTTATTTGGGAAGATGATTAAATGACGTATTTAAACATAATGAATAATGTGTTGCGCCGGTTGCGTGAAGAAGAAGTTAACAGTGTTAACGAAAGCACTTACTCTAAGATGGCTGGTGACTTCATTAACGATGCTAAGACAATGGTTGAGCAAGCTGCTGATTGGTCTGCACTGCGTACACGAGAGTCTGCTTTTGTAACTAGCGTTGATGACAACCTATATTCTTTAGTAGGTAGCGGTGATGATGTAAAAGTTATGTCTGCGTATGATACAACATCAGCTAATGAAGTAGAGTATCAAACAAAAGAATGGTTTAACAATGAGAGTTACGTTAACGGAACGCTTGTTATAGCCGCTAAAGGTGGCCTTACTGGCAGTCCTACGTACTATACATTTGATGGTGTTGACGCTAACGGCGATACTCAAGTGCGTTTGTATCCTATGCCTGATGATGCTTACAATCTTAGATTTGTAATGGTACGACGACAAGCAGATTTGTCTAACAGTGCAGATGTTCTTCTTGTTCCGTCAAAGCCTGTGATTCACCTTGCAGTAGCTTTGTTAGCTCGTGAGCGTGGTGAGACAGGTGGTACTTCTACTGCTGAATACTTTGCTATTGCTGACAAGTACCTATCAGACGCTATTGCTATTGACGCAGCAAAGCATCCAGAAGAGATGATCTTTAGGACTATTTAATATGGCCCAAGAACTACGTAGTATTAATCTTGTAGCCCCGGCCTTCAAAGGTATTAACACTGAAGATTCGCCGTTGGCTCAGGATCCGTCGTTTGCTGAGATTGCAGATAACGCAATTATTGACAAGCGTGGTCGTATTGCTGCACGTAAAGGCTACGACGTTATTACCACAAACAAGACTGTTCTTGGCACTGAAACGCTACGTGCTATTAGAGAGTTTAGAGACAACGCTGGTAACAGTAAGATCTTCTCTGTTGGTAACAACAAGATTATTAGCGGTACAACTACATTAGTAGATGAGACACCCGGAAGTTACACCATTACTGCTGACAACTGGAAAATGGTTGACTTTAATGACAGCATCTATTTCTTTCAGCGTGGTTATGAACCTTTAGTTTATAGTAACTCTAGTAGTGCTGTACAGAAAATGTCAACACTTGCTGGAGCGTCAGGTGCAAGTGACATTCCAAAGGCTAACGAAGTCCTTGCTGCTTATGGTCGTCTTTGGTGTGCTGATGTAACTAATAACAAGTCTACTGTTTATTGGTCTGATCTGTTAATCGGACAAAACTGGACAGGCGGCACTAGTGGCAGTATTGACATCTCTAAAGTATGGCCTGACGGTTATGACGAGATTGTTTCTTTAGCGGCACACAACGGACTGTTAATCATCTTTGGACAGCACAGCATTGTTGTATACCAAGGAGCAGAAGCACCAGCAACAATGTCACTAGCAGACACTGTAGCAGGCGTTGGTTGTGTAGACAGAGATACAGTACAGCAGACAGGCGTTGATGTTATCTTCTTGTCACATACAGGCTTGCGTAGCTTTGGACGTACGATACAAGAAAAGTCAATGCCTATTAGTACGTTATCCCGTACGATTACAAAGGACATCATTAGTCTAATACAGGGTGAAACACAGTTCTTTAGGTCTATCTACAGCCCAGAAGAAAACTTTTACCTGTTAACATTTGTTGGACAGCAAACAACCTTCTGCTTCGATGTTCGAGGCACGTTAGAAGATGGTTCGTTCAGGGTAACACGTTGGCCCGGTTCTATCTTTACAGCTTACGAAAGACTAACTGATGGTACACTGTACGTAGGGACAACAAACGGTGTTAGTGAGTACAAAGGCTATTCTGATAACGGTGTAAGGTATCGTTTTAAATACTTCAGTCCTAGCTTGACATTTGGTGATGCTTCTCGCTTAAAGATTCTTAAGAAGATTAAGCCAACACTGGTAGGTGCAAACAGTGCTACCGTATTTATGAAGTTTGCTTATGACTTTGGTACGTCTTACAGGACAACAGAGTTTACAGTAGGTAACCAACAACCTGCTTTCTTTAATGTAAGTGAATACCCTACCTATTCAGAACTTTCTTCTTACGGAATAAGCTCTACATTTGTTGAAGACATTAACGGTGTATCGTTTGTTAACGGAACAACAGGTTATTACGAAGTAGATCAGTTTTTAGGAGAGTTTACTTCTCACCCAACAACAGGGTCTGGTGGCGGCTCTGTGTTGAACGGCGACAGCTACTTTAATACTGCAGAAGATATTTACTATGTATATATAGAAGGTTCTTTTGTAGATCTAACAACTTTAACGCCCACTAGTTTTTCAGAGTTTACTGGTGGTGAACTTACTAACCAACGCAGTTTGAACGCTGTCGGTAGTGGTACAACTGTTGTTGTCGGTCTTGAATCTGACATCAATGGTTTTGCTTTATCACTACAAGAAATTAACCTACTCGCGCTGATAGGTAAAACGCTTTAATTAGGAGCAAGCAATGGACGAAGACGAATACAACATTGGTATACCATCTGATGTTCTTGGAGCGGGAGCCAGTACAGACGCCCCTACTCCAGAAGATCCCGGTTTTATGGATCTGTTTGGTGACTTCTTGTTTGGAGGAGGCGCTCAGGGTCTTGCTGGGCTTGGTCTTCTAACAGGGGCCTACAACAGGCTTGGTGGGATCGGTGAGCGAGGTTTAGGTTTAGGACAAGGTTTAGCTACTCAACAAATGCAACAGGCTGCCTTTAGACCTTATACAATTACAACACCTACTGGAGCCATGTTTACAGCAGGTCCTTCTAGACCAATGACACCAGAGCCAATGACTCCGGGTGCGCCTAATGATGGTATATTTATTGATGTCGATCCTAGTCGATTTGCTGATATAAGACAAGGAGCTGTTATTGATGACACTACAGGCTTTACCTCTGAACCTCTTCCTCAGCGTCCTGATGGGCCTTCTTTAAGAGACTTTTTTAATCAGTTTAACGGTACTGCTGCTCCTACTCTTCAGCCACAAGGACAGCAGTTTGGAATGCAATTGTCTCCTATGGAGCAAGCTTTTCAGCAAAGAATGTTTGGAGACGCAGGTACATTTTTTGGACAAGGAATTGTAGATCCTTCTGTTCGTGAAGAGCAAATATACGGTCAAATAGAAACTGCTTTAGATCCTCAACAAAGAGCGCAACGGTTAGGTCTTGAAGAAAGACTAGCAGCACAGGGCCGCCTTGGTGTAAAAACATCACAGTTTGGAGGTACTCCTGAACAGCTTGCTATGGAAAAAGCACAAGCTCAGCAGTTAGCGCAAGCTAGACTTTCTGCGGCACAGCAGGCACGTCAAGAGCAAATGCAACAAGCTCAGTTAGGTCAGCAATATTTAGGTGCTAGTTACATACCTCAAGCTCAAATGTTATCTGCATTAGCTCCCGGTCAGACTGCGGCAGCTCAGGCACAGCAAGCTCAGTTGTACGGTACAGGTTTGTTTGGTGAAGCTACTGCTTCTGGTATTGATGCACTGTTGGGTGCAGGTCTTGGACAGGCTAACTTGATGGGTGCGGCAGGTACTGGTTTGTTGTCGGGTTTGTTTGCTAGTCCAGAATCTGCTGGCGGTACTGAAGATAACCGTAGCGGTTTCTTTAGAAATATTTACGACTACATTACAGGAGGCTAATCATGGCTAGGTTTGGTAGAAGTTTTGTTCAAGCTGCGACACAGCCTCAATATGCTCAGGGGTTGTTTACTGCTGCACAACAGATGGGTGCTGCTCCGGGTCGTCGTAGAGCTAAAGAAGAACAACAAAAGCGTGTAGGCATGTTACGCGATATGGGTGCTGTTGAAAGAGCTGATTACATGGCAAGTATTGCAGAGACTCCTCAAGAGTTAATGCAAGCAGAGGCTGCAAAGGCTGCTGCTGTTAAACAAGGCTCTCTTGAAAGCCTTCGTGGTCTTGAAGCAGCTAGACAAGCAGCAGGATCAGCAGAAGAAAAACAACAAATAGAGCAAATAATGGCGCGTGTAGCTGTACAGGCTGGCGTAGATCCTGTGACTATTGCAGGACGTACTCAGGAAGAAGAGCTTAGAGAGACTCGTTTAGAAGAAGTTAAAGCTAATCAACAAAAACGCTTACAAACTGAAAGATCTAAAAATGTAGTTGCTGCTTGGTCTGCAATGAACGAAGCAGACAGAGTTAAGTTTAAAGACCAGCTTCCGGTAGACGATCAACTTTTAATTGATAATGCAGAACTACAGGATTTAGAAAGACAAAAACGTGTTGAAGAAATTGAAGCATGGAAAGTCTCTAAAGACGCTCCGCTACCTGTAGCTTCTGTTGAAGCGGCTATTAACAATCTTACTGATGGTGATGTAAAAAGTGCTTTAAAAGCTGATTTAGCAGCTATTGTTGAGCAACTACCAACAGAAGGTAAAGAGTACAGTTATGCAGGCCAACGATCTAAACTTGCTTCTCAAATTAAAGCAATAAACGACAAAGCTTTTAGAGCCACTGTTGCAGAAGACTCTGCCAGAATAGCGGATGAAAGATTTGATCGAAGCACTATCAGACAAGTTGAAGCAGACATTGCTACGTATCGTCCTACTAAAGCTCAGGTAGAAGCTAAAGCTCAAGAGCTGAGAGACAAAAAAGATGTAGAAGAAGGTGCTACCTTTGTTGAACCAAAAATAGAAAGTTTTATGGCTGAAGCTGAAAAATTATTAATTCAAGCGTACAAAGAACGTCAAGAAGGGCGTTTAAAAGTGTTGGTTCCTTCGTATGAAAGATCTGAATCTACTGAAGAAACTACTACTCGTGAGTTTAGCTCGGTAGAAGAAGCTATGGCTGCTAATCTTCCAGCAGGGACAGAAGTTATAATTAACGGTCGTAGAGCTATTGTGGAGTAATATTAATGGCTATTCGTTTTCTTGACGAGTCTAAACCAACTATACGTTTTATTGATGAGTCTGCGCCTGCTATTCGTTTTGTCGATGAAGATGTTGAAAACACTCTTCTTGATAATTATCAGGCAGCTAATCAAAAAGTATTAGATGGTTTGTTTCTTGGCTTTGGTGATGAGTTTGTTGCAGCCGCTCAGGCCACCTCTGATGAGTTTTTAGAAGGTTTTAAAAAGGCTCCCGGAGGTTTCAAGTTGAAGGCTCTTACTGGACTGTCTTCAGCGGCTTTAAACTTATTTGACGAAGAAACAAAAGCTGATTACGACGAGTACGTAAAAAAAGCAAGGGCTGTTGAAGAAAGGTTTGAAAAAGAAAACCCTATACTTTCTATTGGTTTAGAGCTAGGCGGTGCATTGCCTACTATTCTAGGAACAGGTGGACTTGCTGGCGCAGGTATGGCTGCAACACGTGCCGGTAACATCGGTAGAGTAGCTGCAACATCTGCTGCTGAAGTAGCTGCCTATGAAATAGGCGAGGGTGAAGGCGGTATAGAAGCCAGAGTAAGAGGTATAGATCCTGCTTCTGTTGCATTAGGCGCAGCCATTGGAGGTATTGGCGGTGCTTTTTTAAAAGGCGTTGCAGAAACCCCTAAGCAAAAACAAATATTTGATAGAGCCACAGCAACAAAAAAAGACACTGTTATAAGTGAATCTACTGGTGCAGTAACACGAGGTCCTTTGCGTATATCTGATAAGACCGTTGTTGATCCTGCCTCTTCTACTATAGAGGCTATTAAAAAAGTAACCGACAAGTTAGGACTTCGCTCTAAAACATGGGCTGCTGAAAATGTAGATGAAGTTAATGCTCGTAAGCTAGTAGATAGTGACGGTCAAACTATGCGTACTATGGCGACAACTATTCAAACTTTAGATAACGCTTCAGGAAAGTCAGGATCTTTGGCGCGTTTAGATAAATGGTTTGAGTCCACAGAGGCAGGCCAAAGGGCTAAAAAGTTTTTAGCCGATGCAGGTAAGACAGGAAAGTACGGTGTTGTTGACGATGCCGCTACAAGACAAGCTACTTTTAACAAAGCTTATAACATCATACGTTACGAAGCACCTACAGAGTTTAGAAAGACATTTGATGCGCTGAATACTGAGTTACGTAAAGTAAAAGACTTGGATCCCGGTAACATAGCTACTGGTGATTACATGCCTCTTCATATTAAAAGAGGAATAGAAGCTGCTAACAGAACAGGAGATTATAAGTCTCCCGTTGCTTCTGTTTTAGAATACGTAGAAGATGTTAGGGTAGCGCATACTTTAGCTAAAAACTACGGGGTAGATATAAGAAAGTTACGCCCTGTTAACAGTGCTAACGATCTTAAAAATATGGCTACTAAGTTAGAAAAGCAAGGTGTCTCTGAAAAAGAAATATCAAAACAAATTTCAAAGCTGATTAGTGAAATACCTCGATCAAACACAGAGGCTGTTATTAACGCTATCTACAAAAAAAGCGATGATCTTTCAGAAGCACAAAAAGCAAACCTAAAAGATATTCTTACTACAACTTTTATTAACGGTAGAAAATCTGCTAACCAAGGTCTAGATGCTTTGCGTGTTGTAGTCTCTACGTCACAGCTTGCAAAGCTTTCTAACGCTATTCTTAACTTGTCTGAAGTAGGTATTGCGGCAACTAACTTTGGAATGGTCAATGCTCTTAAGGCTTTACCCGGCTCTGTTCGATCTATGCTTTTAACAGACGGTGACAAGATAGTAGATGACTTTGGTAACACGCTCAGAGCTGCTGATTTGGGAATTGTAAACCAGTTCTTAGGGGAAATAAAACAAGCTAAGGGTGGTAATATAGATAAAATTGCTGACAAGCTTTTTCAAATCTCTGGTGTGCGAAAAATTAACCGCTTAGGTCAAGAGGTAGCAATCAACGCTGCTCTTAACAAGGCGCGATCATTAGCCAAGAAAGGCAAGCTATCAGACTTTAAAGCAGCAAAAGGATTAGATCCTTCAGAAATTAAAATAATTGAAGATCAACTGAAAAAGAAAAACATTCGTCATCCTCTTGTAAAAGATCTTATCTTCAGAGAACTAACAGACGTTGCTCCAGTTTCTAGAGTGTCTATGCCTAAAGCATTTAATGAACACCCTAACGGAAGAGTTTTCTACAGTATGCTTTCGTTCATGATACAACAACAAAACTTGCTTAGAGAAAACGTAGGCAGGAATGTTGTTAAGGCTTACAAGGAAGGTCTTAATACTAAGAAAGGCAGAGGGCATTTAAAAGACGCGACTGATTATGGACTACGTTATACAATTCTAACGGCAGGTTTATCAGGATTCTTTGACGACGGTCGTAAGATATTGCGCGGCGAAGAACAAGCTGAATATGATCCCATAGAGTCAACGGCTAACCAACTTGCTGGATTAGCGACATTTGGTGTGGTACAGCCTAGAGCTGCACAATATGGTCGTCCAACCTTTGATCCTCTAAACCCACCACAGCTTTCTGTTGTCAGAGATGTTGGTAGTTTAGCAGTTGAAGGTGCTATGGGAGAAGCAGATGCTGATGATGTTGGTAGAGTAATGCAAAGATGGCTCCCCATCGTCAGTACAGTAGATGATTATTTACGGTACATGGACGACGGAGAGCGTATTTTTGTAGACTAGATCTCGCAGTTGTTACCTGTACAGGCTAACGTCTGTGATCCTTCAGTCATATCAGAGTTCTCAGAGATGTTCCACTCAATAGTCTCTGGGA